TCAAATCTGGCTCCCGCAACCATTCATATGTACGCCTACTTCAAGGTCACAATCGCCGTTGGAGTGGGCGTATACTTTTACCATCGCCTTGCACACCTGCTTGGTGTCAGTATCCAGACGCTCCATGGCATTCCGAAACAGCTGTACCAGCTTTTCCACGCTGACGGGGTTCTTTTCCTTGCCACGCTGGATGATATCCTCCAGCTCTGATTTCCGCACACGCAGGCGCAGCATCTCCTCTTGCAGCTCCGGATAGTCGATGCCTTTGAGGATTGCTTTTGTGCCGTTTTCCAGCTGGAAGATGATATCCGCCAGCTCTTTCCGCTCTTCTTTTAGGTCGGCTGTTGCACCATTGATCTGACTGGCGATCTGCTGTGCCATCTGTTCATAGTCCAGATTGGCGAGGTACTGCCGCAGATTCTGCACCACAAACACTTCCAGCTCCTCTGCGTTGATGTTCTGAGAGTGGCACGTGTGATTCCGGTATTTGTTCCCGCAGCAGTAGTACCGTGTGGAATAGCCTCTGCTATTTGTTGAGGTATGCCCCACATAGCTGGCACCGCACTCCGTGCACTCGATCAGACCGGAGAGCAGGTAGCTCCGCTTCGCCTTATTGCACGCCCGATGTTTCTTGTCATCCATACGCATCTGCACTGCCTCCCATGTATCTTTATCAATAATCGCCGGAATGCTGTCCTCGATACGGACGGCATTTTCGTTTGGCAGATTGCCGGCATACTTGCCCATGATCTTGTGATGATATTTGCACCAGCTGTACACGCCGATATACCGTTCATTCCGGAGCAGGTAGTACAGGCTGTTTTTCCCCATGACCTTGCCACGCCGTCCACGGACTTCGCCAATGGCGCTGAGGATTTCGCCGTAGCTCTTGCCGGCAGCGTACATCCGGTAGATTTTCCGGACGATCTTTGCTTCTGCCGGATTGATGACATATCTGCCGTTTACAATGTCATAGCCGAAGTTGGGCGTGCCTCCCAGAAATTGACCGGTCTTTGCCTTGGTGGCGATGCTGTCCATGGACTTCTGCCGGCTGGTGAGGACGTGATGCTGCCCTAGTCCCACGGTGATCAGCTCCGTCAGATAGTCGGCAGGGTTGAGGATATCGCCGATGTGATCTTCTACGGAAATGACCTGTATGCCCAGAACTGCCATTTGCTTCCGGAAGCCAAACCAGTCGGAAACATCACGGCTGCCACGGCTGATGTCATAGATCACGACAGCGTCAAATTTCCGCAGCGCAGCGTCCTGACAGAGGGACTGGAACGCCGGTCGCTGGGTGTTGGTACCGCTCATTGCCTCGTCGGCGTAGCGGGCGGATACGGTGATGCCGTGAGAATCGCAATATTCCTCGATCTTCCGCATCTGGTAGGCGATGCTGCTGCTGGTCTGGTGCTCTGTGCTGTATCGTGCATAAGCTGCTGCCTGCATAAAAAAATTCCTCCTAGTACTTGCAATTTCAGAGGAAATATGCTACAATAGACCTTGTTTGGGAAGTCTATTATCGCAATAGTTTTTCCTCTTGCCGCTTCACGGTTGCCGCCGTGGGGCGGTTTTTTTATGTTGTTATGAATTCACGTGCAGCTGTTCTCTCAATGCGTCCTGCAAGGTCTGAGAAAAGTTCACGCCGTTTCGGATCGCCAGTTCGTTCAGCCACGCCGGAATGGTCAGCGTTTTCTTGACCGCCTTTTCAAAGTGCTTTTTGGCGTATTCCTCTACATCTACGGTCACCAGTGTGACAAACGCACTTTCATACGGCACACCGTCCGCAACGGCTTTCAGGTCGATTTCGTCTAACTTTGGAGCGTCCGGAACGGTTTCACCATCGTGTTTTGCGTCCCAGAGATAGCCCGCCAGACAATCCACCGCCATTTCCATGGCGTCCTGTTCGTTTTCACCGCAGGTCGCCACGTCCAATCCCGGAAAGATGACAGAATAGCCGTTTTCCTCTTTGTAGAAACAAGCTGGATACATCGATAACATAATTATGACCTCCTTCGGATATGACATTTCAACCCACTCCTACGCAAGGAAGAAGACAGGATATGCAAAAGCAAGGGCTTATTTCAGCCCTGCCTGCTTGAAAATCGAATTCAAAGTGCCTTTTGGAATGTCGCCGCTGTGATGCGGTATCACGACAGTTCCTTTTTTCGTTGGGTGTTTATAACAGTAATGAGAACCTCTTGAATGGTCGTACACCCAGCCATCCGCTTTGATTCGTTTTTCAATTTCTTTGAATGTCATTCTCATCACCTCATGTACTTATTATACTATAAAATACGTGTTTTGTCAATACGTATTGAAAATTTAAATGTAAAATAATTATGTACATCGCCGCTCTGCCGATTCTGGCAGGGCGGCACTTTTCATTTTCTGAGAGTATCCACCTCCGTATCAGACATTTCGTGACCGTCATGCTGATCTGCTTTGGACATCTTTTCGATGATTTTTCGCCGTGCAGAGCTGCTGCACCGCAGACGTTCTCCGTTGCTGAGCCACATGGCGTTTGCTTTCCAGTTGACTTCCGTCACGGCATCCGCATTGACCAGCAGGCTCCGTGAGATTTTCTCAAACTGGAAAAAGTGCGGCTGCTCTTGCAAACCCGCCAGCGTCACGTGATAGACGTTGTGGACAGTTCCGTCACGCATGTGCACGTAAACGCTCCTGTGGTACGATGCGATATACAGGATATCATTCACGGCGATATCTACCACGTCTGTAGCCGTGTGGAATCTGTAGTGCTGCCGTTTCGATGCGCATTTTTTGAGCAGGATTTCAACCTGTCGCTGCATCTCCCGCATTTCATACACTTTGTACAGATACGCATCCACGTTCAGCTGAACCGCAATGTTCCCGTGCCCCACATGGAACGACAGGAATGCAATCGTTGCCAGCGGATTGATGCCACGCACAGCCCGGACCAGCCTGTCGCCACGTGTTCCCGGAAGCTCGATGTCGATCACGTAGACATCGTAATCATGCTTCGCCACGCACGCCAGAAAGCTCTCTGCGGTGGTGGTAGATGTGATGGCGCAAGAGATACCGTGCCGGTCGCAAACCGCTCGGAACGCCGCCTGTGCCTTGTCTGTGGACTCCGGCATATCGTCCACAAAGATGATGCTCACCATAGCTTATCGCCCTCTGATTAGGGTACGGCAAACCGGCGAAAATACGCATCTCCATTTTATGGACAAATTACCAGAAAACTGGGAAAAAGCATCGTTCGTCAGAAAAAACGGCGTTTTGGTCAGATATGTTTCGACTTTTGGATTATTTCGTGTTATTTTGGTTGTGGAGATCAAGGACCATTCTTAGACGGATTTTTGATTTTCATTTTTTGCCACCTCGGCTTCAATAGATTTTTTGATTAGGTTTCATCGTTCTTCTTTTTGTGTTCGTATACTTCCATGAGGGCTTTCATTAGTTTGTCCCGCCCTGCTTCGTCTGAGTAGCAAAATGCTGCGAGCAGGCTGCGCTGTGAGCTGTCAAGTCCTTGCTCATCTGCAAGCCTTTGGATGTAGTCAGAACGGCTTTCATCTCTTCCGAGCAGGCGATCTATTGATACATCATAAAAATCTGCAAGCTTTTGGATGACACCGATTTTCGGCTCACGTTCCCCAAATTCATAAGTAAGATAGGCTCGCTCTGAAATTCCTGTTTTTTCACAAAGTTCTCTTTTGGTAAGTCCACGTTCTTCTCTTATTTTTTTGAGATTGTCTTTAATCATGTGAATCACCTCCTTTTGTCTTCTATTATTATACGCACAATTGCGTATGTTGTCAATAGGATAATGCTGCACTTCTTTTCGAAAATACGCATTTGTGCAATATCAACAGAAATAAGAATGCATATTTGTGTATGTTTTTTGAAAAAATATATTGACAGCAAACGCAAAAATGCGTATAATAATAATCGTAGCAAGCGCAAATGTGCGCACGCTAAAAAACGACTGAACACACAGGAGGGGGTGAACGGAAATGGATGACTGGATGGTGTACGCAACACTGGTGATGTCAATTCTGTCAATCATTATGGGAATTATCACTGCGTTTATGAACCGCTGATGCGCCTTGGGTTCTCGTAAGAATCAGGAGTGGTTATTTTCTTTTTGACTTTTCCACGATTTGTTCCGAGAATAATTTCTACATTTTCATTGCATTTCAAATAGTTTCTTTTTTTGGTTTTGGAAATCATAAAGCATCCAGAGTAGCAGCCAAGTTCGCAAATATAAAACGGTGTTGTAGATGTGTAATATTCGTTATCGATTATTTTTTCGCCGTTGCTTTTGTGCGTGGTGCTCATATATCGGACGCATTCATTTATCATTTCCAGTACGCCGGAATCTGTTTTTATTTTTATATTTGATATGGTGATCTGTTTGCACGATTTGTTGATGACGTTGATTTGAATATGCTGCGCAGAACACCCTGGCTCTTCCATGAATCCAAATGAAACTTCAAGGTTCTTATGATTTTCCCATAAATTGCGAATGAAATTGTAGATGGAAAGACAGAATGAAATAATGGAAAGACAGAATGAAATTTTTGTCATTGTATTTTCTTTGAAAAAATCGATGATATTTTGCATATGCTGCACGCCCCTTTTTCCTGATTAAAGCATAATTTGTCAATTCCTATTTTATCATATGAAACGAGGTTTTTCAACGGTTTCGACAGGATTCGACAAAACAGCCATTTACAGGAAAACAACATGAGGGAGGTGAACGAAAATGGAAATCACAATAAAAGGCACAGAAAAAGAAATTGCCGGTCTTGTACTGGAACTGCAAAACCGACAAAGTATGGTGATTCATGAAGACAGAACACCATCAAACCTGACTGCCGAATCAATCTATGAGGCTTGCCGCAAGACGACTGATAAAGTGCGTGTCGAATTTAATGAAGATGGCACTGAAACGAGATACTATTATCCGCAAAGGAGTGATGATACATGAAAAAAATCACAGTTACTTATACAATGGTCAAACCTGACCGAAACGAAATCGCCGAAACCCAGATCACGCTGCCGGTCAGCGATGTGGTCGCACAGCTGGTGGACGTTGGCACAGGACTCAGCGACAACATGGTGCGACGTGCGCTGGAGCCGATCGCCAACCTGCAAGGCTACGTACTGGGCAAGCTCGTGGACACTGAGCTGTTAGACGGCTAATCCTCCCGTCCTGAGCATGACGCAAAACTGCTCTCCAACATCCTCAAACTACCTTCCCAAGCGGCAGCTGTGGCTGGCTGCCGCAGATGGAGCGATGAGATCAACTTGGGTGCAAATCCTGAGCGCTCCGCAGATTATTTTATATGAAAGAAAGGAGGTTTGAACATGGATGTAGCTTTTGCAAAAACAATATCGTTGTATGATACTTGTATTCACTTCAATATCGATGTAGAGAAAATGGTATCATTCTTCGAAATTGTTTGTGGCCTTACCAAAGAGGAAGCAAGCGAAGTTCTTTACAAATCATCTGTCATCGCTGCTGCAAAGTGGATGGACAAGTGCAAAAAGGTTTAAACAAGGAGGAGGAAAAAGCATGAACGACAATTTGCAGGTCATTGAGACCAACAACCAGCGGGTACTGACCACTGCGCAAATTGCGGAGCGGTACGAAACCACTGAACGGAGAATTTCCGAAAACTTCAATCGGAATAAAGAACGTTACACAGAGGGAAAGCATTACTATTGTCTAACTGGCGATGTGCTGAGAGAATTTAAGAACGACTACGCAAATTGCGGGTTCGTTCCGGGCGCAAAGGTAAACGCCTTCTACCTCTGGACAGAAAAGGGAGCATTGATGCTGGCAAAGAGCCTGAACACCGACAAGGCGTGGGAAGCGTATGAAGTGTTGGTGGACACCTATTTCAGCGTACATGGACTTCCGCAGCGTGACAGCTACATGATTGAAGATCCCGTGCTCCGTGCGCAGCGCTGGATTGAAGAGCAAAAAGAAAAACAGCAACTCTTGACCACCGTTGCCGTGCAGAACCAGCAGATCGCAGAGCTGCAGCCCAAGGCAAGCTACTACGATGTGGTACTGAACTGCAAGGACCTGATCTCCATCGGCAAGATCGCCAAGGACTACGGGTGGAGCGCCCAGAAGCTGAACGAGTATCTCCACCAGCACGGCGTGCAGTACAAGCAAGGCAAGACGTGGCTGCTGTATCAGAAGTATGCGGGCATGGGCTACACCAGCACCAAGACGCACACCTACCACGGCGATGACGGCACAGAGCACGCTGCCGACCCGCACACCTACTGGACACAAAAGGGACGGCTGTTTATTTACGATTTGCTGAAATCCGATGACATCTACCCGCTGATCGAGCGGGATGCGGCGTAAAGGGGGTGGACACATGGCAAGTCCAAATATACGGGAAGTCCGTGTGAATCCGGAGATGCAGTTCACCACAGATGACCTGTTCCGGATGCTGTTCGGCGTGAACGTGCACGGCTTTGTGGAAGAGGTGCGAAATGATACCACCGGAAAATACGACTTCCTGCGGGAAGAAAAACCACAGGAAAAACAGCAGTGAACCCACCTGCAAAACCTGCTACTGGTACAGCCTTTGTCCGGAGCGGTCGAGGCTGTACCCGTGCAGGATATTCGAGGACACGCAGAGAGGAGGCGGGACAGATGGACAAGCTGCACCAGTGGGGCGGAGCGCCCTCCAGACAGGCACAGCAGCTCCGGCGGAACGTCCGGCGCATGCTGTCAGAGGGCTGGAGTCCGGCGGCGATCCGCCACGAGATACTGACCAGTCCCTGTACACGGAAAGAACAGAATAAGCTCCTGCGGGAGCTGCATATGGATGAAAAGAACAATGGAAGAACCCATCAGAGTATGGCGCAGCGCCTATGAGCTGTACACGTGCAGTCTGGCTGCGCCGGAGGTCACCGGCACGCCTGCCTATGTGGTAGCGCTGGGCACGGCGACAGAGCAGGACGGCTCCTGCATCCCTGCGCCCCGTTGCAAGACGCTGGGCTACACCCCCGCAGAGTGGTGCGGACACTGGCATCAGAGCGTGCCGGACACTGTGCCCAAGGTCAGCGGCAGAGTCATCATGCGGGAGCTGCTCCACGAGATGCACCAGCGGATTTTCGGGAGGGATGTGTGATGTGTACGTACTATCCAGAAGCCCTCGCCGCCAACCTGTACGGCATGCGCAGCGCCGCAGGGATGTCCCTCAAAGAGCTGGCGCAGCACGTCGGCATCGGACATGCGACCCTGTGGGGCATGGAGAACTGCTACTACCGCCAGCGCTGCCCAAATCTGTCCACCATCTGCGCCATTGCCGACTATTTCGGCGTGTCGCTGGACTGGCTCTGCGGCAGAGTCCGGACAGAAAAAACCCCCGCACCGGCGGCAACCGATGACGGGGACTTGGATAAAAAATAAACCATCACTAGTATAACAGAAAGCGAGGGATTTGTCAAATGGGGATTCCTGTTTTGATTATGGGCGAGAGCGGTTCCGGAAAGTCCACATCGCTCCGGAATTTTGAGCCGGGGGAGATCGGCATTTTCAACGTGGCGTCGAAACCGCTGCCGTTCCGGAAAAAGCTGACCAGCGCAGACGCTGCGGACTATCCGATGATCGTCAACACCCTGAACGCACACAACCTGCTCCGGTATGCCATCGATGACAGTCAGTATCTGCTGGCGTTTGAGTTTTTCAGTCATGCCGGCGAAAAGGGCTATGAGAAGTTCACCAACATGGCGCTGAACTTCTACAATCTGATCCGTTTCATTCAATTCAACACGCCGCCGGACTGCATCGTGTACTTTCTCCATCATGTGGAAACGTCCTACGACAGTGCAGGCAACCGGCGGCTGAAAGCAAAGACCATTGGCAAAATGCTGGACGAAAAGCTGACAGTGGAGGGTTTGTTCTCCATCGTGCTGCTGTGCCAGTCAGATTCCACCGGCAGGCACTTTTTCCAGACGCAGAGCAACGGGAACTCCACGGCGAAGTCGCCCATGGAGATGTTCCCGGCGGAGATCGACAATGACTTAAAGCAGGTGGACAGTGCAATTCGGGATTACTACGGATTGCAAAAGTAAAGACAACACACAAAAACCGTTTTGAGGAGCAGGATGAAAACATTTTTCAGATGTTATGTAAATTCTCATTCATATTTGTACGCCGATGTACAACTTTTGCCCTCAGAACGCCTATTTATGGAGGGACATTTTGAAACCGTCTTTCCGAGAACCATTCTAAGGAGGAACTCATTATGGCAATGTTACAGGGAATTCAGGGCGCAAACAACGTGCAGGAAAAGACGTTCGGCGGAAGTGCTTTCGCACCGCTGCCGGCAGGCGGATACGTCTGCAAGATTCTGAACGTGGGCGTGGACAAGACTGCCGGCGGAAAGCCGTTCATTAAGTTCCGCATTGATGTCGCCGAGGGAGAGCAGGCGGGCTATTTCCAGAAGCGTTTCAACGCCGATGCATCCAGTCCGTACGGGCAGAAGTGGAAGGGGGTGTACAAGCTTTTCCTGCCCAGCTTCACCGGCGACAACGAGAAGTACACCAACGCCATCGCCATGTACAAGGGAAATCTGAATACCATCTCCCGTGCAAATCATCTTCCCGAACCGAACATTGAAGCCGGATTCGATCCGGATATGTTCAAGGGCAGCATCATTGGTGTGCTGTTTCGGGAGGCATCTTATCAGGGCAACCGGTTCACCGAGCCGGCATATCTCTGTGACCCACAGAAGATTCGCACCGGTGACTATGAGATTCCGGCGCCCAGAGTGCCGGAGCAGGCGGGAAGCGCATTCGCCGGAGCAGGCGCATTCCACGGCGCAGGCAACGCCTTTGCACAGCAGTCCGGCGGTGTCTTTGCGGCAGCATCACAGCAGCCCCAGAGCGCCCCGTATCCGGCGCAGCAGCCGTATTCCGCACCGCAGCCCCAGCCACGTCAGCAGGCGGCGCAGAGCGCTCCGCAGCAGTCCCCGCTGGGCGATCTCAGCGATTTCGAAGAAGTCATCACAAGCGGCGATGTGCCGTTCTGATGCAGGACATGATGTTCTGTAAGGGCACGGTGTGCCGTTGCAGACGGGAGGGGAGGCGTGCAACGTGATGGAGAAAAAATCATTTGTCATGTATGCGGATTATCAGAAACACATTGCACGATTGTCGGATGGAGATGCCGGAAAGCTAATGAAAGCAATCTTTGCATACGTCAATGGAAGCGATGAGGTACAGCTTTCGCCGGCGGCAGACATGGCGTTTTCTTTTATCAAAGAGCGCATTGACCATGATACGGAAAAATGGAATGCGATTTGTCAGAAGCGCTCCGAAGCCGGAAAGAAAAGCGGTGAATCCAGACGCAGCAAGCAAACACGAACAAAACGAACAAGTGTTCCGTTTGTTGAACAAAAACAAGCAAACGGGAACAGAGACAAGCAAAAACAAGCAAAACAAGCTGATAATGATAATGATATATTATCATTATCTCACGATAATGATAATATAGAGCAGACCAGCACCGCCCCCGGCGGGGCGGCACTGCCTGCTCCGGGAGAGGAGGCGGTCATTCCGTGGGATGAGATCGACTTCGAGTTAGTATAAGGACGTGAGCATGTGAAGTATCAACTGAACCAATCGGACATCTACGCATTTGCATCACGCATTGGCATTGCTGTCAAGCCCAGAGGCAACGAGATCAAATTCCAGCGATGCCCCTACTGCAATTCCAGCAAGCAGGATCAATGGACATTCTCCGTCAATGGCGTTACCGGCGCATTCTGCTGCCCCAGAGCCAGCTGCGGAGCGCAGGGGCATTTCGTGGAGCTGGCACGGGATTTTGACTTCCCGCTGGAGAGCATTGCGCCCAGGCAGTACAAGGAACTGCCCCGTGTTCGCCTGCTCACCTCCACGCCGGCAGAGGAGTATCTCTTTCGCCGGGGCATCCGGAAAGAGGTCACACGGGCATATGGCATCACCACCAATCCCAAAGACCAGAACCAGCTGATCTTCCCGTTCTACCGCAGCGCAAAAGACGCAGACGGACAGGTCTACGAGAAAATGGAATTTGTGAAGTACCGGCTCATTGACTACGACAAGAGCAGGCACAAGGCGAAGGAGTGGTGCGAGAGCGGGTGCAAGCCCATTCTGTTCGGCATGGATCACTGCGATTCGGCAAAGAGCCGGACGCTGGTCATCACCGAGGGACAGATTGACAGTCTTTCCCTTGCCAGTGCGGGAATCCCCAACGCCGTCAGCGTTCCAAACGGAGCGAGAGGGTTCACATGGGTGGAGCACTGCAAGGACTTCGTGGCGCAGTTTGACACCATTGTGGTGTTCGGTGACTGCGAGCGTGGCAGCATTACGCTGGTCAGTGAAATGCGGGAGATGTTTCCCAATGTGAAGATACGTACCCCACGGCTGAAAGACTATCTGGGGGAAAAGGATGCCAACGACATCCTGCAAAGCTTCGGGGAAAAGGCACTGCGGACGGCGGTGGAAAAGGCGGAGTGCTATCAGCCGGCGACCATCCGGGAAATGGCGGACGTGGAACCGGTAAATCTGGACGATGTGCCCCACTTCCAGACGCTGTTCCCGAAGCTGGATCATGCGCTGGGCGGCTTCTACGAGGGGCAGCTGATCACGCTCACCGGCAAGCGTGGCACAGGCAAGAGCACCATCGCCAGCATGTTTGCGGTGGCAGCACTTTGGCAGAAGTGGAACGTGCTGTTCTACTCCGGCGAAATGGCGGATTATGAGGTGAAGCGGTGGATCGATTTCCAGATCGCCGGAGAAAAGGCGATTCAGGAGCGTGTCTATACTGCCTCTACCGGCTATTATCTTGCGCCGGAGCAGGAGCAGCAGCTGGCGGACTGGTACCGGCACAGGCTGTTTCTGGTGGACAATGTCGCCATGGAGGAACAGGAGCACACAGACCTTACGGCAGAACTGGAAACCGCTGTGCGGACGTATGGCGTGCGGTTCGTCATCATGGACAACCTCATGACGGCGATCGATGCCGGAGAGAATGTGTATCTGGAACAGAGCCGTTTCGCCAGGAAACTGAAAGCCCTTGCACGAAAGCTGCACATTGTGATCCTGCTGGTGGCGCATCCAAAGAAAAGCAGGGCAAGCGAACTGGACAGCGATGAGATTTCCGGCTCCGGAGATGTGGCGAATCTGTCGGATACAGTGATTGCGCTGGACCGTGTGAAACAGAAAAATGACGATGACACAGAATATCTGCAAACGCTGCTTGCTGTGCAGAAGAACCGAGCCACAGGGGTTCTGGTGCAGGGGAACGACCGGATTCCCCTGCGCCACAGCAGGAAGTCCAAGCGGGTATATCAGATGGGGGATCACGGCATTACGCCATTCCCGTTTGATCTGAGCAAGACAAAGGCGGAACAGACAGTGCTGCCGTTTTAGGAGGTGTGCAGGATGGAACTGGATGAATTGGATCGGCGGGCATACGCCATGCAGGTGCTGCCGGCTGGACTTTCCCCGCCGGAGCGGTATTATTTTCTGACCATGCGTGCGCTCTACGCCATGTTTGCCACAGGCAGGCTGACCGGGGAACAGGCAAGGCAGGAGAAGCGTGCCGTGCTGGAAGCATATCGGCAGCTGGACTTGCAGTATCGTGTGGGGCAGCAGGAACTGCGTGTGCTGTGGGAAGTACAGCAGCGTGGGGACTATTACCGAAAAAACGGATGCAGCGTCTGCCGGCAGCTTGCCAGTCAGCTGTCGGGGATCGCTGTGAAAGGGGAGGATTGATATGGGCGTATTACGACCGTATCAGGTGGAACTGGTGCAGCAGACAAGCCGCTCCTGGCGGACAGGACACAGAGCACCCTGCATCGTGCTGCCCTGCGGCGGCGGGAAGTCGGTCATTGTGGCAGAGATCGCCAGACGTACCACAGAGAACGGGAAGCTGGTGCTGTTCCTTGTGCACCGGAAGGAATTGTGCGACCAAATTCGGGAGACATTCCGGTGGTGGGGCGTGGAGATGTCCCTGTGTAACATCATGATGGTGCAGACGGCAGCAAGACGGCTCAGCCGCATGAAATCGCCGGCGCTTATCATCACAGATGAGAACCACCACAGCCTTGCGGCGACCTACAAGAAAATTTATGAGCAGTTTCCCGACGCATATCGGGTGGGCGTGACGGCAACGCCGGTGCGCATCAACGGTTCCGGTCTGGGTGATGTCAACGATGATCTGATTGTTGGCGTGTCTGCCAAGTGGCTGATCGAGCATCACTGTCTGGCGCCCTACGACTATTACGCACCGTCGGAGTTCGATATGTCCGGCATACAGACACGCAACGGAGAATACGACATGGCAGAGGCGGAAAAGATGCTGTCGGAGAAGTGTATCTACGGCGATGTGATCAAGCATTACCGCACCTATGCCAGAGGCGCAAAGGCGGTGTGCTACTGTGTGTCTATCCGGTATTCCCGCATGATGGCAGAGGCGTTCTGCGATGCCGGCATTCCGGCGGCACACATCGACGGCAGCACCCCGAAGAGCGAGCGTGACCGTGTGATCGCTGCATTCCGCAGCGGTGAGATACAGGTATTGTGCAATGTGGACTTGATCTCGGAGGGATTCGACGTGCCGGACTGCGGCTGTGCGATCCTGCTCCGTCCCACAAAGTCCCTGACGCTGTACATCCAGCAAGCCATGCGGTGTATGCGGTACAAAGAGGGGAAACGTGCGGTGATCCTGGATCATGTGGGTAACGTCCGCCGGTTCGGGATGCCGGACGACGACCGGGAGTGGACGCTGGAAACACGGCAGAAAAGAGCGGCAGACCCGTTTGATGTGCTGGCATGCGAGAAATGCTTTTATGTCTTTCCGAAGTACGGGAAGGACGGCAAGCGTGCCACCTGCTGCCCAAGATGTCTGGCGCCGCTGAAAAAGCAGACGGAGGAAAAGCCGCCGGTGCAGGAGCATGATCCGGAGGAGAACACGGCAGCAGAGCTGGAAAAGGTCACAGAGGTACACGTTGTTCCCGCCACGCCGGCGCAGTGCCGCACCATGGGTGATCTGGCGGCATACGGCAAGGCAAGAGGATACAAGCCTGGCTGGGCGTACTACATGGCAAAGAGAATGGGGCTGATACACAATGACCGAAGAACATCGCATTCAGAATGAGATACGGGCAGCGGTGTCGGAGTTCTGCATCATCTTCCGCATGAACGTGGGGAAAGGCTACACCATGGACGGGAGATGGTTCAGCTCCGGCGTTCCGGCAGGATTTTCGGACTTGTTCGGAGTGCGGAAGTCGGACGGACGAGCCGTGTTTATCGAAGTGAAAACGCCGAAAGGCAGACCTACCAAGGAACAGAAACACTTTCTGGAACAGATGCGAAATGCCGGTGCGATTGCCGGCGTTTGCAGAAGTGCGGAGGAAGCGATGGGGCTGGTGAAGGAGGAGAAAGAACATGAGTAATATCAAATTGAAACCCTGCCCGTTTTGTGGAGGGAAAGCAAAATTTAAGGATATTGGTGCACGTAAAACGGCGATTTCCGTCGGTTGTACCACATGCTGTGCAAGCAGCAGGATAATCTTGATATCTGCGGAGTATTGTGCAAATGAGCGCGCTGCAAAAGACTGGAACCGTCGGGCGGACGTGCCACCGAAAGCCAACTGGACACGAGAAGATGTCACGAGTTACGACGGTGAAACAATCAAGAACGGAGCTGCTATCTGTGGCAGATGCAAAAAAGCGTTTTTTATGCCGACGGATACGTTTGATTACTGCCCGAACTGCGGGGCGAGAATGGGTTTGATTGAAACAGACGATGATCTTTAATTGCGAAATAGAGGGGAGGAAGAACAATGATTGACACAGAAACAAGACAGCAGTTTGAGGACGAGGTGTATCTCATCTGCGGCGAGGACAAGAAAACGGCATCACGGATCATGACGGCGTTTGACACGCTGCGTGGCAATCCGGGAACGCTGGTCACAGAGGAGCAGCTGAAGCAGATCAAAAAGCAATTTTGGCAGGAAAGCGGCGATGTCCTCGGAGATGCCATGATTGAGATCAACGAAGCGTATGGCATTGTGCGTGAGTGCATCGGGTGTGAGGAGGAATAAGCCATGACCAAGATCAACGCCACGCAGATACTGCCAATCGCTATGATCCTGCTGGACACTGGTGCAGCGGCAGTTTGCCTGTGGCACAGGGACTACAGACGGGCGGTCTATTGGGTAGCGGCGGCAGTTTTGAATGTGACTGTGACGATTTAAGGAGGAGAACTAACACATGAAGAAAAGAATTATCGCAGCTGTAACTGCTGCATGCATGATGGCTGCATCTATGACTGGCTGCACGGAGGCGGAGAGAGCCACATACAACGTCCAGAAAGAAGCAGACTATTTCAACGTGGAACGCCGGCTGTCCGTTATCAATGCCAGAACGGACAAGCCGATTCTGGAACTAATCGGGTACTTTTCTCTGTCGAACAACAGCAATCACGAGCTTGTCGTAACGCTGGAAGTCGCCCAGAATCAGTACAAGGTGGATTATGTGTACCTGAACGAGTGGACGGTCTACACGGTGGAGGATATCAGCGGCGCACACGTTGACCCGTATCACTACGAGATCAACTTCTTGCCGGAGATGATCCAGTCCATCGAGTTCACACAGAATGATTGAGGTGATTCGCCATGTCACGCCGAACCTGTAAACAATGCGGGCGAATCCAGCCCTCGTGGAACTTCCGCAGTCGGTATATCTGTAAGGACTGCGCCGCAGTGCAGAGCCACGCCCGCTACCTCGCCAACCGTGACCGCATCCTCGCCACCCAGCAGGCGTATCGGGAGCGCTGCAAGGCACGGCGACTGGAAGCATCCTCGCCGGAGGAAACCGAGTGGATCGCCGACCCACACAGCATAGACGATGCCTATGTACAGCTGGCGGCGTGTATCCTGCGCCTTGCCTTCGATCGCTACCGTCGCATCCTATGCCGCTGTGCACGGGGAGATGCGACAGAGGCAGAGGTACAGGCAATTGAGCACGAGCTGTGCACGCCATACTACGCCGCCCTCTCCCTGCATCGTGTGGACTTGCCGGCACTCTGCCGGTCGATGCGGGAGGAAATAGGTGTGAACTTGGATAGCGATAAAAAGGAGGTGAAAGTGTGAATGCAAATGAATTGATCGACAAAGTGTCAAATCAGACAGCGAAGCGTGTTGTGACGGAACTTGAAAGACATAGGCTGGTAAAGGCACGCCAATTGGACAGCTTCAAGAAAACGGAAAAGATACTATACGAATATCCGGATTTGAAACAAAATGGAGTTGTACCAGAACTTTGTTCGCTTGTAGAAAAAGCATTAAAGCGTGTAGAATCGGACCCGTATTATGACTTGATAGAATTAAAATACTTTAAGCATTGGACTCACGAGTGTATCGCAGAATACTTTAATGTGGATGTGTCCGTGATATCTAAGCGGCGCACAAAGCTAATAGATGCAATGCGACCGATCATTTTTGCACAAGACTTTATACGAGAACTCTATGATATGTAGGGTAAGAGCGTTGTTGGCAGGGTATTCCGTCTGTCGGCAGCGCTCTTTTTGCACATTTACGGCACAAAAAAGGCACAAACTGTTCTATGGTGTCATTCCTGAAAACAGTGTACAATAGCTGTATAAAAAGGTGGTGGAACACGCATGAAGAAACGTGGGCGAAAATGCTTGTACGAAACAGCGGTGAAGCCGAGATTTCCGGAAATTCGTGAGTGGCTGCAAAGTGGAGCTACCGAAAAGCAAATTGCCGATAATCTCGGTATTGCGTGCTCTACTTTTTACAGATACAAAGCGGAAAAAAAGGAATTTGCGGAGCTTATAAAAAATGGGCGGCAGGCGTTGATTTTACAGCTTAGAGGTGCGATTGTGAAAAGAGCAATCGGTTTCACCTACACAGAAAAGAAGCGATACAAGAAAAAAGACGAAACTGGTGCTGTGTGCGAGTATGAAGAGGAAACAGAACGGCAAGCTTTGCCGGATGTTGCGGCGCTTAACTTGTGCCTAAAAAACTACGATTCGGAAAATTGGGCAAATGACCCGCAGGCTCTGGAAATGAAAGAAAAAGAATTGCAACTCCGGCGGGAAATCGCAGAGTCAAGCGGATGGTAAAGAGGTGATATTGTGTCTGTATATGGTGTGAAAGAAAACAAATGCTTGGAGGATTTGTCTGCGCTTGTGCTTGAAATGCAAAACATCAAGGATACGCAAAATACCATCCTGAGCAGAATCAGTGAACTGGAAGGTCGAGTTGCTGTAGAACAGGGAACAATGAATGCAGCTGGCACGCTGAAATGGACGTTATACTGTAGCGGTAAGCTTGAAATAAGCGGAACTGGAAACACAGATGAATACGACAACCTCTCCTCATACACACCGATATATAGTATCAATGGTGTAAATGAAGTGGTTGTAGCAGATGGAGTTGGAGCAGTGAATACTGGAGCAGTTGCATTTGAAAGTTCCTCTCCGGTTTCTTTATCTGTCAATTGTACCACAATTGGTGATGCGGCTTTTACTGGTGATTGGACAAATTCGATCACAATTGGAAGACAAGTTAAAAGCATCGGGGCAAATGCGTTTCTTGGTGCTGGCACAAAGTATCATGCAGGGCAAGTGTCAAGCGCTCCGACTCTCAGGTATACGGGGACAATGGCAGAGTGGAAAAAGATAACGCTTTCCGCCGGCTGGAATAGCAACGCATATTTCAATGGAGATCAAGTCGTGTGCACAGATGGGACGGTGGCAATTTGATGGATAAGTTGCAAGCGTTCTATAAGTCGAAAAAGTGGGAAGCGTTTGTCAAACAGTTGCGCATAGATCGTGCATCTGCGGATGGGTTTGTGATCTGTGCGCATTGTGGTAAGCCAATCGTAAAAGCTTATGATTGCATTGCACACCACAAGCAAGAACTCACGTTGCTCAATGTTGATGACAGCATGGTATCTCTGAATCCAGATAATATCATCTTTGTGCATTTTAGGTGTCATAATGAGATACACAAGAGATTTGGATTTGGAGGCAAACCGCATGGCGTAGTCAAGCAAGTGTACCTTGTATATGGCGCTCCGTATGCAGGTAAGCATACATGGGTTGATGGGGTTGCAGATGACAGTGATATCATTGTAAGTTACGACAGATTGTGGCAGTCTATTCGCCATGGAAATGGGAAGCCGAGAGCACTGACAGATAATGTATTCGGCTTGTATGATTGCCTGATAGATATGGTCAAAGTACGGCGTGGCAGGTGGCACAGTGCGTATATCATTGGAGGATTTCCATCAAGCGGACAAAGAGAACGGACGGCAGAGGTGCTTGGTGTTAATAAATCAGTGTTCATTGATACACCGATGGAAACATGCTTGGTTCGTGCAAAAGCGGCTGGTGCAGAAACACAGTATATCCAAGATTGGTTTGAAAAATACTCCCCCCTACCCAGCTGAAAAAATGCCCAAAGGGGATTGCATAGGGAATACGTAATTTTCGCAGAAAGTGAATTTTTGAGATTTTTCCAAAAGTTTTTTCTGAAATTTTGAAAAGTGAGGGGTTGGCGTGACAAGAGAAGAAGAATTGCGGAAACTGGCAGACGGTTTGGAGGAATCTGTGAGAACAGTCGTATCTGAACTGATCGGCGAAATCGTTTTTCTGGAACTGAAGCTGGAACAGCTGAAACAGCTCCCTTTTATTGAAACAAATCCCAAAAACCAAAATCAGCACAGAGAAACATGTGCGGCAAAGCAATACAAAGTGTTATTGCAGCAATACAATAACTGTATCAAGATTGTTTTGAGTGCGATTGGAAAATGTGATGAAACAGAGGAATCACCACTGCGGCAGTATCTGAATCAGATGAGAAAAAATAATGTCTAATTACCTACTAGAATACCGAGAAGCAATCGGGAGTGGCGAAATAATTGCAGGTGCTGAACTTATCACAGAACTTGATAATCTCATCGCCGATATGAGAAACCCTCGGTATATATATGACACCACAGATGCAGAAACACGAATAGACTTTATGGAAAACTGCATCCGGCTCACAAAGTCTCCTTTTTACGGGAAGCCGATGAAACTCATGAAGTGGCAAAAAGCGTTTATCGAAGTGGTTTATAGTTTTAAATTTGCTGATAAAACGTATATTGATCCCTCTGGGTTTGAAAGACACATCGATCGTTTCCAGAAAATCGTGTTGCTGATCGGCAGAAAAAACGCAAAGAGTGAAACCTGCTCCGGATTGACCTTGACAGAATCGATCGTGGGCAATGAGGGTGCCGATCTTGTTTGTTCCAGCAATGATGATTCTCAGGCATCTATTCTTTACGATGCCATCGACACAATGCGCTTGATGATTGACCCAAATCAGCAAGATACACGGAAAAATCAGCGATGCATTCGTATCCTTGCGACAAACTCCAAGATTTTTAAGCTGTCTGACAGAACAAGAAACAAGGAAGGGCGTAACATCGATTTTGCTGTAGTGGACGAAGTTCATGAAATGAAAACGAACATTATTTTGAAATCGATAGAGCAGTCACAGAGTCTGAAAGACAATCCGAAGCTTATTATCATTACAACGGAGGGCTTCGTTGTAGACGGAGCTCTGGATGAGATTTTGAGAGATTGCAGGCGAGTGATTCATGGGGAGGATACCGGAGTTGCTGCCGAACGTCTTTTGCCATGGCTTTATACGCAGGACAGCGAGCAGGAGGTATGGGCGGATGAGCGAAGCTGGCAGAAATCAAATCCATCGCTCGGAACCGTCAAGAAATGGGATTATCTTCGCACCCAGATTGATATGGCACGCAAAAGCAAGAGCGACAGAATCTTTGTGCTGTCCAAAGATTTCAATTTCAAGCAAAACAGCGTGCAGGCTTGGCTTGGCGTTGAGGACTATAAGTATGAGGCAGTTTATGATTTAGAAACATTCCGCAATGCGTTGTGCTTGGGAGCGGTTGACTTGTCAGAAACCACGGATATGACAAGCGCAAAAATCCTGATCTGCAAAAAAGGAATGAAAACCAAGTACATCCATTCTCACTATTGGATACCGGAAAGCAAGCTGGAAAATTCAGACGATACAGAAGCAGGAGCAAAGTATAAAGAATGGGCAAAGCAAGGGCTTCTCACAATATGTGATGGCAATGACATAGACCTGACACTCGTTGCAGACTGGTTTTTCCAGCTATACAAAGAGTATGGATTTCGGCTTTACAAATGCGGATATGACGTTCGCTTTTCAAAAGAGTTTTTGCGTCGCATGGAAGAGTATGGTTTTGAAAGCGAACTTGTGCTGCAAAACAAGCTGACACTGTCGAATGCAATGAAACTATGCGAGGCTGATCTGAAAGCAAGAAATGTGAATTACAATCAGAATGAAATTGATGCTTGGCGCCTTGGGAATGCAGCCATGGAGATGGACAACCTTGGGAACGTACAAGCTGTAAAAGTGGACGGGCAGCCGTCGAAGAGAATCGATGGAGCTGTCACGCTGATTATCGCATACGAGATGTATCGGCGGTATAGAAGCGATGTAATGAGGTGATGAAATGGGGCTGTTTGATAATTTTAAGAAAAAGTACGAGGAAAAGAAGCGCAATGCTTTGTATGCCCGAATGATGAACGGACAAGCTCCCATTTTTTCGCAGTTCGGAAACAACATTTATGCTTCGGATGTGGTGCAGCAGGCGATCTCGTGTATCGTGCGGGAAATCTCGAAGCTCAATCCAACACACGTCCGAATTGTTGGTGGCGTAGACAGTATCCCGCAGGACAGTAGCATTCAGGATGTGCTTGATAAGCCAAATGAGATCATGTCGACCTCTGACTTTTTGGAAAAGATCGCATGGAATCTCTTCTTGAATTATAACAGCTTTATTTTACCAGTCAGGGAAAACGGAAAGCTTACAGCACTTTATCCCATTCAACCAAGTACAGTAAGCTTTTTCGAAGACCCAACAGGCAATCTTCTGATAAAGTTTCATTTTAACAATGGCTATGTATCCGACTTTATCCGATATGATGATTTGATTCACATTCGGCTTAATTTCTCAGTGAATGATTACATGGGAGGTAACGAACTCGGTCAGCCAGATCACAGTTCTCTGCTTGAAACACTGAAACTGAATCATATTCTTTTGCAGGGTGTCGGGAAAGCATTAAAAAGCAGTTTCGCTGTGAATGGTATTGTGAAGTATAACACAATCATCGATGATGGAACTGCCGAAAATTCCATCAAGGAATTTGAAAAAAAGCTGAAAAATTCGGAAAATGGCATCCTTGGAACTGATTTAAAATCAGAATTTATTCCGATTCAAAGAAATCTCCAAGTCGTTGATCCAGACACTTTGAAGTTTATTGATGAAAAAATTTTACGGAATTTTGGCGTTCCTCTTTGCATTTTAACCGGAGATTACACAAAGGAACAATATGAGGCATTTTATCAAAAGACGCTTGAACCGATCGTCATAAAGCTTGGGCAATGTTTTACAAAAGGAATTTTTTCAAGCCGTGAAAATCTTGGATATGGAAACAAGATTGTTTTCTATGCGGAAGAGCTGATCTTTATGACAACCACGCAAAAGCTTGAACTTGCAAAAATTCTTGGCGATCGAGGGGCGGCATATGATAACGAAATTCGTGTGATGTTTGGTATGCGTCCTTTGCCAGAACTCAACGGAAAAAGAAAACAGTCGCTGAACTACATTGACACAAGCATTGTGAATGATTATCAAATGCAGAACCTTGGCGTCGGAGCAATACAGGAGGGTGATGGAGATGGGGAAAGTTAAAAAAGAGATGCTTCGCAGAAATTATGCGTTTGAGGTACGTGCAGAGCAGGATGAGAAGCATGGAGCAATCATTACTGGAACTCCTATTGTGTACGAATCCAAAACGGATCTTTTTGATTTCTTCGAGGTTATTGACAGAGGGGCGCTAGATCATGCAGACCTTACGGATGTGCGCTTCCTTGTCAATCACGATACAAGTAAAATACCGCTGGCACGCAGCAGGAGGAACAATGACAACTCCACCATGCAGCTTTCGGTTGATAAAGATGGCATGAAAATTCGTGTTGATCTGGATATTGAAAACAATGCAGAAGCAAGAGCGTTGTACTCTGCTGTGCAGCGTGGCGATATTTCTGGGATGTCTTTTATGTTTGCCGTTGACTCGGATACATGGGACAACCTTGATTCGGATAAGCCGACACGGCATATCCGAGCGATAAGTACCGTTGTTGAAGTATCTGCCGTAACTTTTCCGGCGTATGAAGATACTGAGATACAAGCACGTGACAAAAAGGCGTTGGAGAATGCCAGAAATGCGCTGGATAGCGGAAAACGTGCAAAATCAGTGGACACTGATGCAATCGAATTGGAAAGAAAGAGACTTGAAAACTTTTTTATGGAGGCAAGAAGATGACTTTTAGAGAGTATCTAAAAAAGATTATCAAGGAGAAGCAGGAAAAAATCAACAATCTGCACGAGCGCTCTAAGGCGTCGAACGATGTGAATGAGCTGCGTTCTCTTGGCGAAACATTGGAGCAGGTTCTGAAAGAATTGAACGATGCCAAGACCCAGCTGGAACAGCTGGATGATAAGGATGATGACAAGGACAAGGGCGATGGCGCAGGAAACAGTGCAAGCAGCCAGGATACTAATGACGGAAATGCAAGAGCAATCGCACTTGGCTCTTATGGCACACGCAGTGTAATTCCCAAGGAGGATAATATTGAAAAGCGTGTTGCGTTTGCGAACTTTGTGACCCGTGGCACTCCGATTCCTCAGGAAATGCGTGATGCAACAGCAACGTCTGACACTTCGAATGCAATTCCTGAGAATCTCGTCACTTCGATCATTGAAAAAATTGATGCAATTGGCATGATTCTTCCGAGAATCACACGGACAAGCTTTCCCGTTGGTCAGAAGATTCCAGTAGACAGCGTCAAGCCTACCGCTTCTTGGGTCGGCGAGGGTCAGGGTTCTTCCGTGCAGAAGAAGAGCACTCTGGGTGCAATTGTATTTGGCGCATTCAAGCTGCGCTGCGAGATTGGCATGACGCAGGAAGTCACAGTACAGACCATTTCTGCGTTTGAAGCACTGTTTGTAAAGCAGGTAGCCGAAGCGATGGTGAAAGCAATTGAAGGAAAGATCGTATCTTCCGATGACGGCACATCCGGAAACCCGAAGGGCATTCTGTACAACGCAAATGAGAGTACATCTCCGGATAAGGCAGTCAAGATTGCAGCCGGAAAGAATGGTCATCTGGATTATCAGACACTGTGTGACATGGAAGCAGAACTGGAACAGCAGTATGAGAATGGTGCTGTATGGTTTATGACCAAGAAAACATACATGGCTTTCGTGTCTATGACAGACAGTGTTGGTCAGCCGATTGCACGCATCAACTATGGCATCAATGGCAAGGCAGAACGCACACTGCTTGGCAGAGATGTATTGCTGTGCGGTGATTACATGGCTAGCTACACCGAGGACACGATTGCTGCGGACAAGGTGGTGGCATTCTTGTTTGACCCGTCTGATTATGTGCTGAATACCAGCTATGATCTGGGTATCCAGTCCAAGATTGACTGGGATAATGAAGACCATCGCACGAAGGCTGTCATGTCTGTGGACGGTGCTGTTATTGATCGGCACAGTCTTGTAAAGCTGGTCAAGTCCGCAAAGTAAGGAGCATGAGAAATGGCAGATGCAGAAATTTTGGAAAGAGTCAAATCCGCGCTAGGAATAACCGGTGTGTTTCTGGATAACACGATCTCACTGTATATTGATGAAGTTGTTTGCTATATGCAGCACGCTGGCGTGAGTGATGACATGATCTCTGCGTCTGTCGGGCTTATTGCAAGAGGAGTTGCCGATTTATGGAACAACTCTTCCGGAGATGGTAAGTTGTCGCCATACTTTTATGATGGTGTAACGCAGAGAGCACTTTGCAGTAAGGCGGTGACGTGACATGTACCGTCCAAGTGCAATCAATGAACTCCGCACCGCAGTAAAGCTGCTTGTCCCATCCTACAAGAAATACAATGGCGTTGCAAAAAAGATGTATCCGAGCGATGGGGAGATTATCTTTGTAAACTGGAAAACTTACGGGGGAACAGAGTCGACCGTGAACGGTGTCGTGTCCATTGTGGATACGGCGCAGATCACAACGTGGTATCGACCAGATATTGCGGCGAATTGTCGGCTGCTCCGTGAAGATGGGAAAGTATATGAAGTCATCTCAGAACCGGAAAATGCGGATATGGGAAATCAATTTTGCACGTTTAAGGTGGAACGAGTAAAGGGAGGTGCTTGATGTGGCAAAGAATACGCTGACACTTGCCTTTGATGGATATGAGATACTGCAGGGGAAGCTGAAAGAACTTGGCGGCGATGTGCGTACCGCTACCGAAAAAGCGTTGAAGCAATCCGCAGAAATCATCGAATCCAACGTCAGTGCTGCTATCATTCCGCACAACCAAACGCATGAGACAGAGCAATCCATCATCCAAAACCACAAGGTGGAGTGGACGGATACTACTGCAGAAGTCAAGGTTGGTTTTGATATCAAAAACGGTGGATTGCCCTCTATCTTTCTGATGTATGGTACACAGTTGCATGGGCAGCCGTGCATTGCGCCGGATGAGAAGCTCTATGACGCTGTGTATGGAAAGCAGACAAAGAAGCAGATCAAAAAACTGCAAAAGCAGGTGTTTGATAAAGCAATTGAGGAGGCGATGGGTGAGTGAAAGCAGAGCTGGTGGAGTTGCTTGAAAGCATTGGCTATCCAGCATTTTTACAAGGCAGCTTAAACAAGGATGAACCGTATCCTGGGAGCTTTTTCACATTCTGGAATTTTAACAATCCAGAAAAGGCGTTTTACAACAATGACGCATCACGCTGTGCATGGGGATTTTGGGTGTACTTTTACTCAGATGACCCGCAGAAAGTAGAAGAAGTACCGGAGCAGGCAAGAAAACTTTTGAAATCCCATGGTTGGGTTATGGATGGAAAAGCACATGACATTTCCGTAGATCGCCCAACACATACAGGAGCTTACTTTACAACATATAAACTGGAAGAATATGAGGAGGAATCTTAATGGCTGACTCTAAGATCAGTGGTAAGGTCGTTGAATTTCGTGGCTGCGATAATCTTGTGATCGCAGAAGTCACGGCAGATGATAAGGAAAACGAGTACACAGCAGGCGCAGTTGAAGTGCTTGCCCCTGTCGCAACTGTGTCCAAGACGGTTGATAACTCGACAGAAACACATTTTTATGACAACACGGGCATGCTGAACATCCGTTCTGAGGGCTCTGACGAAGTGACGCTGACTGTCCCCGTACTCTCGCTGATCAAGCTGGCAAAGCTGATCGGCAAGACAGTAGACGAGGAAACGGGTGCTTTTATCGATGGCGATGCCGAGGAGAGATACTTTGCACTTGGGTATCGTCTCAAACTGACGGATGGCACATATCGCTATGTATGGCGTCTCAAAGGTACATTCAGCATCCCCGATGAAACCAGCGAAACGGAAAACGACGGAACAGATACAAACAATCAGGAGCTTACCTTTACTGGAATCAAGACGATCACAGTATTTAAAAAGGATAATAAGCGTGCAAAGGCTGTTGTACTCGATGAGCGAGATGGCAAGTGCGATCTGACAAAGTTCTTTGATAAGGTTCAGACGCCTGACACGATTTCTGCACTGAAGAAGTCTGTCTAAGTCTTATGCGGGGGCTTCTCCCCGCAATACATAATCTATAAATGGAGGTACACAAAAATGAAACTTACATTGAAAATTTATTCCGGAAAGAAAGTGGAGAAGACGTATGAGGCAGAAACCGTGGACTTCTCTTTCGGCTTGATCGAAGATGTGTTGGATGTGCTGGACTTCGAACACATGGAGTCTAAGGCTGATATTGGCGTAATGATCGTAAAGGCATCTAAGCAGTTGAAGCCCTTCCTAAAAGAGATTTTTAATGGCGTGACAGATGAGGAAATTCGTCATACGCACATCCAAAATCTGATCGAGGTATTCCGTGGTCTGTATCATTATGCGGAAGTTGAACTTGGCTCGGCTGTAAGCGGTGGCGAAAAAAACTAACAGCGGGCGAGCCAACGCCCGAGACATTATACCAACTGCTTTTTGACCTAAACACAAACTTGTGTGATCGATTTCCTGCGCTTGATCCGTTTCGGGTACGCACACAGAGCTTCCATGATGTTTTGGCTGTGTATAAACGGCTCTATGATCAAAACAAACGAAAAGGGAAGCAGGAATGCGTTCAAAAAAACGGTGTGATCAGAAGACCGGCGCAAAATGATGACTGGTGCTAAGGGGTGAAGCGATTTGGCAGAAGAGAATTATACTGCGAAATTCCGAGTCGATATCTCTGACTTGAAAAAGGGAATTGCAGAAGCAAATCGATCAATAAAAACAGCTGCTGCTGAATTCAAAAACGCCTCCGCTGGCATGGATGACTGGTCGAAGAATGCAGATGGTCTGACAGCGAAGATCAGGCAGCAGGAGTCGGTAATTGAAGCAGAAAAGAAGAAGCTTGATCTGCTGCGGCAGCAGCTGGAACGGCTGACAAAGGCACAAGGAACTGGGAAAAGTGTTATCGAAGACCTCACCCGAAAATACAATGAAGCTGTACAGACCTATGGGAAAACAAGCGATGAGGCAAAAAAGTATGCCACGCAGCTTGCAAATGCTCAAAAGGCACAGGAGCGCAATGCGAAAGCGGCAGATGATTTAAAGCTGAAAATCTTGAATCAGGATTCTGCCATAAAATCTGCAGAGCACCAACTGGAACAGTACAAGACATCTCTTGAAGAACTCAAAAAGACATCAGAGTACCTGAAAAAGAGACAAGAAGAGCTTACCGCTGAATATAAACAGGCTGTTCAGCAGTATGGTAGAACATCTACAGAAGCAAAGTCGTTAAAATCAGAACTCAAAAGCGTACGTGACGAGTTAGAAGATTCGAAAAAATCATCTGATGACTACGCAGAAGCGATGAAAAAAATGAGTGGCGGGATTGACGACGCTGCGAAGAAGATGGGAAGTGGCATCAGTGAAGCTGCGAAAGAAATGGGGCAGGGCTTTTCTGTTGCGAAAGGCGCAATTGCCACATTTATCGGGAACACCTTGTCAAATCTCACATCTGCCATCGGAAATGCAATTAGCAGTGTAGCAAGCCTTGGTGCAGAAACACGGGAATATCGCACAATTATGGGGAGCTTGCAGAACTCTTCCGAACGTGCAGGATATTCAACAGAAGAAACCGCAGAGACTTTTAAGCAGCTGAATGGCGTGCTCGGAGACACACAAAGCGCTGCCACGACTACTGCAAACTTGCAAGCAATTGGGCTAGAGCAAAGTCAGTTAAAGGACCTGACAAACAGTGTTATCGGTGCTTGGGCAAAGTATGGAGATAGTATCCCGATTGATGGACTTGCAGAGGCAACGAATGAAACGATTAAAGTTGGACAGGTTACTGGTACTTTTGCAGATGCGCTAAACTGGGCGCAGATGTCAGCGGATCAATACAGAGATGTACTTAGCCGCAATCAAAATGCGCTTGCGGCTTTTAACACTGAGATGGATGATTCTGGGAACATCGAGGATGCGTACAGTGCTGCGCTTGCAGCTTGCAGTGACCAGACAGAACGTGCAAACATTGTGACAAGCACTTTTGCAAGCATGGGGCTTGCTTCTGCCGGAAAAGCGTGGCAAGACACAAACAAATCCATTGTGGATGCCAACAATGCAGAAGCGGATTATGAAAAAGCCACGGCAAATCTAGGGAAGACTATTGAGCCGATCACAACAAAAATCAGAGCAGGATTTTCGCAAGTCGTCGAAAAAATCGTGGAGCTTGTGCAAAAGGCGGATTTTTCGAAGGTGGAGTCTGCGGTTGACACTGGTTTTTCATTCTTGATCAATACAGTTATTCCGAAAATTGTAGACGGCGTTACTTTTGTGGTTGACCACAAGGACAGTATTCAGTCTGCGATCAAACCAATTGCAGGACTTGTACAGGCGGCATTCACTTTTCTGATCACAACAGTTCTGCCAAAAATTAAAAATGGCATTGACTATGTAGTTGATCACAAAGACAGCATTATTTCCATGCTTACACCAATTGCAACTGCCGTCAAAAATGCCTTCTCTTTTCTGATTGATAAGGTCTTTCCTGCAATCGAAGCAGGGTTTGGCTGGATTATTGACCACAGGAATGAAGTGCTTGCTGCAATAGCCGGCATAGCTGCTGCATTTGTGGCGTTCAAGGCGGTTACAATCATACAAGGCATTATCACGGCTTTTACAACACTGATTGGCGTGATAAAGTCCGTTGGCATCGCACAGGCAGCACTAAACGTTATTATGAGTCTTAACCCTGTTGGACTTATTGTTGCAGCGATTGCGGCACTTATTGCAATCTTTGTTGTTCTGTGGAACAAGTGTGATGGATTCCGAGAGTTTTGGATAAACCTTTGGGAGAAAATCAAAGATGTTTGCGGAACAGCATGGGAGGCAATCAAAAATTTCTTTGCTGCTGCGTGGGATAAAATCAAGGAAGTGTGGGACAAGGTAAAGCCATACTTCGAAGCGATTTGGGACGGAATCAAAAAGGTTTTCTCCGTTGTTGCCAAGGTCGTTTCTGGATATTTTAAGATGGCATGGAAAAACATCAAGGTTGTTTGGAATGTCGTTGTAAAATATTTCAAAACAATCTGGGAAAATATCAAATCCATTTTCGCTGTTGTAAAGGATGTGTTTTCCGGAGATTTTTCCGGAGCGTGGGAGGAAATCAAAAAGATATTTGGACGTGTCGGAGAGTTCTTCTCCGACGTCTGGGATAGCATCAAGCAAATCTTCGCAAATATTGACGAGTTCTTTGGCGGAGCGTTTTCAAAGGCTCTTGATAAAATCAAGGGCGTGTTCCAGTCTATCGGTGATTGGTTCCAAGATCACGTGTGCCAGCCAATCAAAGATAAATGGGAAGATTTAAAGAACGCATTTAAAACGGCAGCAAACTGGGTGAATGACAATGTATTTCAGCCCATCAAAGATTTTTTCCAGTCTGTAGTAGATTTCTTCCGCACAGCGTTTGAAATCATTGGGCAGCTCGCAGAAGGCTGTTGGATTCTGATCAAAACAGTGTTCGGAGTTGTAAAGGATTGGTTCCACGATAATGTCATCCAGCCGATTGCGGACAAGATAACCACTGCAATCGATAATTTTAAAACCAATATGTCGGCATTATGGGATGGTATCATTGCCGTTTGGACAACTGTTTCAAGCTGGTTCAAGACAAATGTTATTGATCCAGTAGTAACAGCATTTACAACTGCATGGGAATCGATAAAATCCGGGGCGGAATCGTTATGGAATGGCATTGTTGCAATTTGGATAACGGTGACAAGCTGGTTTAGCGAGAATGTCATAGAGCCTGTCAAAAAGCTCTTTACTGCCATGTGGGAAAAGCTTAGAGAGGGCGCATCGAATACATGGAACCGCATCAAGAGCATTTGGAGTGCGGTAACAAATTGGTTTGACACAAGGATTGTAAAACCAGTAAAAAATGTGTTTACAGACATGTGGAATAACCTGAAGAATGGTGCATCAGATGCATGGACGGGAATTAAGAATGTTTTCTCGCACATTGCGGATTGGTTCAAAGATAAGTTCTCGCAAGCATGGCAAGCAGTTAAGGATGTATTTTCCACCGGCGGTGAAGTGTTTACCGGCATTGTCGATGGCATTGAAGAAGCATTTAAGAATACCGTCAATGCGATTATCAATGGTATCAATCATGTCATTGCGATTCCGTTTAATGCGATCAACGATGCTTTGGATACCATCCGGAACGTGTCGATTGCAGGAATCCATCCTTTTGATGGGCTGATTTCTCGGTTTGATGTGCCACAGATTCCGCAGCTTGCAAAGGGCGGTATCGTAAACAAGGCGACGTTGGCGCAGATTGGTGAAGATGGTGAAGAAGCAGTTCTGCCGCTTGAAAAGAACAAAGCGGGTTTGAAAAAAATCGCATCGTTGCTTGCAAAAGAGATGGGCGGATTTGGCAGAGGTTATCAATCCGGCACACATGGTGGAACTGTGTATAATTTCACACAGTATAACAACAGTCCGAAAGCACTGTCTAGATACGAATTGTACAGACAAACCAAGAACCTGCTTAGAGCAAGAGGTGATGCATAATGTTTTGCTTAAAAATTGAGAATGCCAGAGGTGAAATCTTTGAGCTTACTCATGATACCAAAAATTATGCCATCGTACATGTAGACGGACTTACTCCACCGAAATCATTGATAAACACAAGCGTAGGCGGTGGGATGGACGGGACTTTTTACAACTCTGCTAGAGTGGATCAAAGAAACATTGTCTTAACGGTGGTGTTCAATGGCGATATTGAGGGGAATCGCCAACGCTTGTACAAAATGTTTCCGCAGAAATCGCCGTGCATCATTTATTTTTCCAATGCAAATCGCAATGTGAAAATAACCGGATATGTAGAGGCGATGGAAGCAGACCTCTTTGTGCAAAGAGAACAAATGCAGATATCACTCATATGCCCTAGACCTTTTTGGGAAAGCCTTGAGGTGCTATATCATGAGTTGTCCCGCATCACAAAACTTTTTGAGTTCCCGTTTGCCATTTCTACGCCTATTCCGTTTTCGGAGATACTTTCCACACCTTTATGCACCATCAAAAATGACGGTGATGTGGAGTGCGGATGTGTGATCACTGTTGAGATATCAAATGCGGTAAGCGATCTTAAAATATACAACATGACGACCGGAGAACTATTCGGGTTTGATTATAACTTTATCGCTGGTGATGAAGTAACGATCAGCACTGTATCAGGCAAAATGGGTGTGTCGATGAAGCGAAGCGGTGAAACGATTAACATGCTAAATTATGTGACATCTGATTCAAGTTGGTTTCGCCTTGCTCTTGGGGATAATGATTTTACATTTCGGTCAAAGGGCGGCGCTGACGACGTGAGAATCAAGTTTGCAACGTCAATTTTGTATGGAGGAGTATGATGGTACTTTATGTGTGGCAGTACATCAATGGAATATATCAGAAAACAGCGCTCATTGATTATTCATCCTCCGTGATATGGGTGCAGCGATTTGTAGATGCAGGAGAGTTTGAATTGTATGTCCCAGCATCTCGGAAGCTTCTGGAACTTTTCACCGACCAGACGATATTGACAAGAGCAGGAGATGATGAGAATGCGATGATTTTTGAAAAGATGTCATTGACAACGGATGATGAGAACGGCGACTATCTAACGATTACCGGTAGGTCTATCGACAGCATTATAGAGCGCAGGATTGTGCCGAAACAAACAAGCTTTACAGGCACGGCAGAAAATTGTATTCGAAAGCTTCTCACGGAAAATATCATCTCTCCAAGCGATTCGAATCGAAAAATTGACATCTTTTCTCTCGGCAATACAAATGGGTTTTCGGAAAAAATTGACAAGCAGGTAACTGGAAAGAATCTCTTTACGACAATCAAAGAAATTTGCCAAGCAAATGAATACGGGTTCAGATGCCGTTTTGTTGGCGGCAGAATCGTTTTTGAGCTGTATAAGGGGACAAATCGAAGTACCCAGCAAACACTTGTACCACCGGTTATCTTCTCTCCGCAATTTGAGAACCTTGGGAAAACAGAATACACAAGAGACACCACATCCTTGTATAATGCTGTGTATGTTGCCGGAGAGGGGGAGGGGAAAGATCGTGTAATCGTGAAGCAAACGCTGGTACACCGTGAGGGGCTGTATCTGAGGGAACTGTGGGTGGATGCACGAACAACATCAAGCAACGCAGAGGAAACGCTGTCACCGGCAGACTATCAGATTTTACTCGGCATGCAGGGCGCAGAAGAATTGGAGAGCACCAAAGAAACCGTTGAGTTTTCTGGTGAGATGCTGGATGTGAATCAGTATCGCTACGGTGTTGATTACAACTTAGGCGATAAAGTGTCAGTTGTTAATGAATATGGTATCAAAGGAACAGCGATTGTAACAGAAATTACAGAGGTCGAGGATGAAAACGGCTACAAGATAGTTCCGACCTTTTCAGAATGGAGTTGATAAAATGGCAGTAAAGTTTGGCTTTTTTAATTCGGTGAACCATGACCGGCAGTATGATGCGGATGACATCTCAAATTATTATCTCAAACTGATTTCCAACGGCGTTTTTGCAACACCATCGGACAATATGCAAGTACAGGCATCGCAGAGCATGACAGTGCAGGTAAATGCGGGATGGGGATTCATCAACTGCAAGTGGATTGACAACAATTCGCCTTATTTGCTGACTTTGGCAGCTGCCGATGTGGCACTTAACCGTATTGACAGAGTTGTACTGCGTCTCAACCCGCAGGAGGCGAAGCGAAACATTGAGATTGCTGTAAAGCGTGGCACGACTGCCAAAACACCCGCTGCGCCTGCTCTGACTCGTGAAGATGGCGGTACATGGGAACTCTCTCTCGCACAGATTTATGTAGGTGCAGGCGTAACTGAAATCACACAAGCGAAGATCACCGACGAGCGCCCGAAAAAAGATGTATGCGGCTGGGTTACAGGGTTGATCGATCAAATCGACACAACAGAGCTTTTTGCGCAGTATGACAGTGCTTTTTGGGCATGGTTTAATAAAATCAAAGAAACGGTTGCCACATCAACGCTTATCCGTCGGTATACGCAAAAATATGTGACTACTGGTATAACAGAGCGTGTGCCGATCCAGATACCGCAGTACAATGATGCGCTTGACGTTGTGAATGTCTATGTGAATGGCATGAAGCTTACTCCGATTGATGATTATACCATCGACAGCAAGTGGATTGTGCTGAAAAGCAAGCTCGACGTCATCGGAACGCCGGTGGAGATTGAAATCTTAAAGTCTGTAGATGGCTCTAAGGCGGAAACGGTCATTGAAAAGGTGGAACAGCTTGAAGCTGAGGTGCAGGAGTTACAAAGCACACAAACGACAGCAATATGCGATGTGTCACGCCCTTCGAATGATTATTATGTCACTTTTGAAGATAGCAGTGGTAAGAAGAAAAAGATATCCACTAATCCAGTTGTATCTCCTTGGTCACAACCATATACAATTGGTAATCGTGCTCCAACGTACTCTGGCGGATTGATTTGGGCAGGATGTGATCCTGTAAAGGGAACGCCAACTGAAAGTGAACTAGTTTGCATAAGAGATATTCAGGTAGAATTTGCGAATAGTTTTGGGAGCATAGTCACCTTCAATGAAGTTGGAGCAAACAAAATCTTTAGCCTTAAAAGCGGAGCTGAATTTCGAAAATACACTGGTAGTAGCACGTATGCAATTGTTGAATTTCAAGACAAATCTGGTACGGTTGCTTTACTGGATGATATTCCCGCAGCTGCCACAGAAAGCCAAGATGGCTTACTGACGGCGGGAGACAAAAAGAAATTAGACGATATCCCATCGACGTATTTGCCTGTGTCCGGCGGTGTAATGACCGGCGACCTCGACACCGCAGCCAATCAAACAGAGATCATCGTCAGCGTCACCAAATCAAGCAGCGCATCGCCTACTGTTGTTGCGGGTGGTACTGTCGAAGCGTCCGGCGCAATGACCGGCAATTTGCCATCACGCAGATCGTTTGTTGGGTCTTATAAAAACACAGAAAACGGCGCATGGTACAACGTCGTCTCAGTCCGTCACCGGAACGGATACAACGACGGCGACCAGCACGGCATGGTGATATACTCCGATATGGGCGGCTTCACCAGCGATTTGCAGTGGAACAGGCAGGGAGGCAGCGGCGCGTGGCAGGGTGCCCGTACCTTACTCGACACAAAAAATTACAGCAATTTAATGTCTAAGGAGCTGACCACGGAAAACCTCAACGACAGCGCTGTAAATGGTATTTGCGGCTTTTTTTATGCCGCCGATGGCAACACCTGCACCAATACAGCAGTAAGCGGCAAGCCGTTTTTTATGTTTGCAATCCGGATTTCCACGGCAGCGAAAACACAGGTGGCGTTTTACCCGCACAACAACGCAATCTACATGCGGTCATGGTCTGGCAATGACTGGACAAAATGGCGGCAGATATAGGTGCAAAGGGGGAGAGAGATTGGACTGGACAGAGATCATCACCGCCGGCATTGCAGCGGCAGGGGCTGTGGCAGGCTCTGCGCTGATGCAGAGCAAGACAACCGCAGTATTGAAAGAACGCCTTGACGCACTGCGGAAAGACGTGGAAGTGCTGTCAAGGCGTGTGGACAAGCACAACGGGGTGCAGGAGCGTGTCCTGCTCGCCGAGTGCAAAATCGAGGAACTGGAAAAGGAGCTGAAGAAATGAAAAACCGAAACTGGAAACAGTGGCTGAAAGCCGCCGGCATCCGGGCGGTCAAGACCATGGCGCAGACTGCTGTTGGCGTCATCGGCGTGGCTGCTGTGATGCAGGAGGTCAGCTGGGTAATGGTGGGCAGCTCTGCGCTGCTGGCAGGCGTGCTGTCCGTGCTGACAAGCGTGGCGGGGCTGCCGGAAGTTGAGGAGAACGCCTGAAAGGAGCGAGAAAAATGACGATTACCAATCAATATTTGACACACAATCGCCCGTACACCAAGCGGAGCCGTACCGATGCAATTGCGATGCACTGGGTGGCAAATCCGGGGACTTCCGCCGCAGCGAACCGAAACTACTTCCAGAACACTTCTACCGAGGTGTCTGCCAACTACATCATTGGCTTGGTCGGCGAGGTGATCTGCTGCATTCCGGATAACGAGGTCAGCTGGTGTACCAATCAGGCGAACGGCTACACTGTAAGCATTGAGTGCTGCCATCCGGATTGGACTGGCAGATTCAATGACGCAACCTACAAGTCCATGGTGGAACTCATAGCGAGCCTGTGCAAGAAATACGGGCTGCATCCGCTGAAAGGCGGTGTGATCCGCCATTTCGACGTCACCGGAAAGAATTGCCCCAAGTGGTTTGTGCCCAAGTCCAAGGGCGGTTCTGACACAGAGGATACTCAGCACTGGCATAAGTTTCTGGCGGATGTTGCAGCGCAGATGGGACAGGGCACCGCAGCCACAAAGCCGTCCGGCTCTGCTGCCACAACAAAACTCCGATACGACTGGAAGCAGGGGCAGCGGGTACAGCTCTATAAAGAGAAAACGCAGCTCTTCGCCAATGAATCCGCCACCACACCCGCTGGCTACCTGCCTAAGGGCACATACTACATCTATGACGGCAAGTGCTGCCGGAATGGTCGCTATCGTGTCACCACCAAGGCAGAGTACTGCGGCAAGATGCCGGCGGGAAAGTATGTCACGGGGTATGTGAGCGTGGATAATTTCCGGGAAGTATAGCGGATAGAACTGTGGTAGCAATGTAAAAAACCGGCGGTGCAGCAGGGGGAGGATCTTGTTTGCACCGCCGGTTTTTGTTTATATAAAAAAATCAGGAGCACCGTCGCAACGCCGCTCCCTTTAAAACTGATTCAGTTTTTATATTACATACATTATTATACCATCTCAGCGCTTAGAAGTCAATGATTTTCTTTAAAAATTGAAAACTTGAAAGTATTATATCATTTTTCTGGAACAGCCCTAAATATTTATGTTCAAATCGCACAAGAACTCTTTGTATTTCTTTCAAATCGTGATGTAAAATATCTTTTGGTAGGAATGTTGAATTCCCATATCGTTTATTAGCGAGATATAATACACACGCAAATTCATGCAATGTTCGACACTTCAATCTTGATTGAATCATTGATTTTGTACACCCTTTTTTCGAAACAAATGTCCGGACAAATGAAAGTGGACGACACTCGTTTCCTGATAAATCATGCAGAATGCAATTGTTATGTGCACAAGCGTTGCGAATACTTTTTATGCTATTTAACAGCTTAATAGGAATAGGACTATCTTTTTCATAATATTCGTAATAAAATTTGTAAAAGCGAATTAATCCGCCAAATGTAATAGATTCTAGTAGAACCCATATTGGCATATCAATGCGATACTGTTTTTCTTTGTCGTTCTGGTAAAATGTGTGATAGTACACGTCATCTTCATCATCTAAATGTTCACGTTCTGAAATGTATTTTTTTAGCAAATCACTTATGTAACCATTTCGTTGAATGCTTTTTTGTAAGATATCATTTGCTGTATAATAGTTATTCTTAAAAAAGCTAGTAACAATTGCATACGCATCTTCTGGTTTTCTTGTTTCAAAGTCTTTTAAAAGAGATAATTTCAGGCAGTGTTCTATGTCAATGCAAATTCCAAAAATCTGTTTTCTGAGTTGCAAATCTAAAATTGCAAGTGCTTTCAAATGAAAAAAATCGAGATTTATATATTTCCCCTTTTTTTCACCCAATTCCGCTTTTTGAAAGTTCTTTCTATATGCATACAGTCTTAGAAAATTATTTTTTTCTATCAGATATTTTGCGGCATCGTTTTTCGATATTTTTTGAAATGTAATTCCCTTGCTTTCCATTTTATCAACAAGTTCTGTTGCGGAACAGTAAGGTTTTTTCTCCAGCAT